GACCTTCCCGACTCCTCGTTCGCGATCGTGCTACCCGGGGGCAAGAAGGACTCGGCCGGCAGGACCACCCCGCGCGGCCTGCGCAAGTTCCCGATCTACGACGCCGACGGCGCGCCCGACGCGCCCAGGATCCGCAACGCCCTGGCGCGGATCGAGCAGGACGTGGACATGGCCGACGCGCAGCGGACGCGGGCCCGGAATCGGATCCGCGCCGCCGCGATCAGGGCCGGCATCGGCGAGCCCGCCGAGGAAGCCGGCACGAAGGAGTAGCCCTCGATGGCCCTCGACGCGACCGACCTCGACGCGACCGACGCCGGCGCAGCCGCAAACAGCTACGTCGACCTCGACGACGCGTCCGCGTACTTCGAGCGCCGCCCCGACAGCGGGGCGTGGCGGGACGCCAACGTGGGCGAGCGCGTTGGCACCCTGCTCTTCGCAGCCATCCTGATCGGGCGCGAGACCTACTACGCCCGCAGGGCAAGCGACGCGCAGGCGCTGAGCTTCCCGCTCGCCGGGCAGTCCGGGGTTCCGATCAAGGTCAAGCACGCGCAGCTCGAGCAGGCGCTCGACCTCCTCAAGGGCGACTGGACGCGACGCGAGGAGTTCCGGGAGATGCAGGCCGTGGGGATCAAGAGCGTCACCACCCGCGAGACCAGCACCGACATGGCCCCGGCCACCGCGGACGGGTACCCCGCGTACTCGCTCTGCCGTGTTGCGCGTGAGCTGCTGATGCCGTTCGTCGAGACCACGATTCGCCTGGGCAGGGCATGAGCCTCCCGGCGGAGTTCCCGCCCATCGTCTCCGACGAGCGCGGCTTCGTCGGCCGGGCACTCGTGGAAGAGGCGGAGGACCTGGTCGAGGCCTGGGCCGAGGTCGAGCGCCGCATCGTCGTGCTCGGATCGGACCGCGAGCTTCGATTCCTCGCCGGCACCGGCAACGCCGACGCGGTGGGCGCCAGGGGGCGCGCGCTCGTCGCGGAGACCCGCCGCGAGCTGGACCTGCTGGTGGCCCGAACTGAGGAGTGGGCCCGCGGCGCTGTCCGGTCCCAGGTCGACGCCGGCTCGGCCGCGGCGATCGCGTCGGCGCAGGAGCAGGGGCTCGCGGTCACCGTCGCCGGGACCCTGGGCGCGGTCAACCGGCAGGCGATCGACGTGCTGATCGCCGACGTCATGGTCGACGTCGACTTCGCGGCGTCCAGCACCCTCCGCACCATGCAGCGCTTCATCCGGCGCACGCAGCAGTCGGCGCTGGACGAGGCCGCCATCAACCAGTCGCTGATCACCTCCGAGGCACGGCTCGAGAGCCTAGATCGGAGGGCGCGGCGCCTCGAGCGCGAGTTCCGAGCTACGGTCGGCGCGGGCGACTTCATCGAGGTCGCGGGGCGCAGGTTCAACCTGCGCAAGTACGCGCGCCTGGTCGCGCGCACGCGCCTCGCCGAGGCCGCGACGCAGGGATCGCTGGACGCGATCACCGCCATGGGCATCGACCTGGTGCGGATCAGCGACCACGGGAAGACCGACCCGATCTGCGACCAGTACGCGGGGAAGGTATACTCGATCTCCGGCAGCAGCACCCGCTTCCCGCGCCTCGAAGCGCGGACGCCGTTCCATCCCAACTGCCGCCATGCCGTGCTACCATTCGTGGTGGAGCTGAAGTCCGACCGCGAGCTGGAGTTCGCCGATGCGAGGACGCGCGGCGAGATCGAGCCCGGGGTGTCGATCGTCGACTATTTCGAGGGACGGTGATGCCCTTCCTGCCCGCCATGGTGAACGCGAGGAACGTGGCCGTGAAGCGCCCGAGTCCGCTCGGCAGCGGCAGCAAGAAGAAGTACGCAGTGCTGCACGATGGGCTCTCGGCGTACTTCGACGAGCGCAGCGAGCTGGTAACGTCGCACGAGGGAATGGTGCGCGTGGTTACCGGCACCGTGCTGCTGCCGGCGCGTGACCGCAGGCGCGACGTCGTCGACGTCCAAGGGGATGACGTGATCGAGTTCGACGATTACCGCGGGGTTCGGCAGTCTCGGCGCGTCGTGCGGGCGACGCCAGAATTCGACCACCTACAGCGGCTCGATCACCTCGTGCTGGAGGTGGCGTGATGGCAGACTTCAACGCACGCGTGCTCGGCGCAGACCTCGTGCGAGAGCGGATCACGTCGTTGGGCGAGCGGTGCAAGGTGGGCGTCCGGCACGGGCTCAACCTGGTGTCGGCCGACCTGCTAGAACGATCCGCGAACCTCGCTCCGATCCTGACCGGCGAGCTGATCCGGTCGGGGCGAGTGATCGCGCGGCGCCCGTCGAAGGACGTGTACAAGAGCACCGTCGCGTACGGCACCGACTACGCGGTCTACATGCACTACGGGCACTACAACCTCGGTCCGATCAGCCGTACCAAGCCTCCCACCGAGGACGGGCCGGTAGGGCGCATGTTCCTGGCGCGCCCGTTCTGGCGGCACCGCAATCGCTACGAGTTGCTGATCATCAGCCAGGCGGTGAAGGGATCCGGGACGGTGCGCGTGCCCGGCATTTCGCGCGGCGACGGCGGTGGGCTCATTGGGGACCTGGAGTAGGCCATGGCGGTGGTGGATCCGTTCAGGGAGGCCGCAACCCTCGCGGAGGTGCTCTTCGACGAGGAGGTGGCTGCGTACCTCAAGGCGCAGGGCTTTGGCAATCGAGAGGGCGAACTTCACCCGATCGTATACGTGGGTCAGGCTCCCGAAGGTGGCAATGCCATCGTGGTGCGGGAGGAAGGGGGGCGGCCGCCGATCGCCGGCGGGCACTCCGACGCTCCCGTCGGGGAGCGCCGGGTGGTGTCCGTCGAGGTGATGCACGATGACTACCGTGCGGCGAAGGCCGTCGGCCAGCGCGTGGCGCGTGCATTGCACGCGAAGCAGGGTATACTTTCGTCCGTGAAGGTCGCATGGATGAGCGCCGACTCGAACCTCGTCTACCTGGGGAAGGACCCGGATCAAAGGCACCGGTTCTCCCAGCTGTTTTCTGCGACCACCAAGCCCATCCAGGCGCCATAGCGCATAGGAGCTACGCATGTCCATCGAAAGTCGCCCGGCCGACGCGCTGACCCCCGACAACCTCCTGATCGGCATGCCGTACGTCGAGTTCGCTGCCGCGAATTCGTCCGGCGGGTACGGCGCCTACCGCTCGCTCGGGATCATCGATTCCGCGGCGATCCAGAAGGCGCTCGAGACCGCCGTGCTCAAGAGCGCGCAGTCCGGCACCGACGTGATCGTGCGCGAGATTGTGCGGAGCTTCGAGGGCCGCCTCGTCGTCACGACCTTCAAGTTCGACGCTGAGAACATGCAGCTGTTCATGGCCGCGGCCGAGATGACGGCGGAGGCTGCCGGCACCGGCACCGCGACCGCGGAGGCCGTGACCTTGCCGGCCGCGTACGACCAGTGGGCCGACCTCGCTGAGCAGCTCCTGAGCGCGTTCACGACCCTGGCGTGTGCACCGGTCGTCGCCGAGGCCGTCGGAACCGGCGATGGCTTGAGCGGCGACACGTTCGGCGACTTCGCCCTGGACTTCAAGCCGCTGCTCGTGGCCAACGTGACCAGCGTTGTGGTCGGCACCCAGGCCTACACGCCGATCGCGGAGGGCGCGGCCGCGTCCGGCTTCGAGGTCGAGGTGCGCATCGGCACCGGCGCGACCTCCGGCCAGCTGCGGTTCAACTCCGGTGGCGCTCCCGTCAACGTGACCGGCGCGATCGTCGCAAGCTACGCGCCAAGCCACACGCTCGTCGAGAACACCCACTACGTGGTCGACTACAGCGGTGGGCGGATCCGGCGGGTCTCCGGCGAGCAGGCCCTGCGGGACCTGCAGCCCGTGCTGGCGACGTACGACTACGCGACCTTCGACGGCTACAGCATGCCGCCCTTCACCCAGTTCACCTTCGAGGGCCGCGCCCGCATCCGCCTGCTGACCGACGTCGGTATCAACATGCTCTGGCCGATCCCGAGCGTGTCCCTCAAGATCACCGACACCGACTTCGAGTTCAACAAGGAGGAGTTCGCGGCCGGCGAGCTGGAGATGACGCTGAACTACGATTCGACCAACCCGAGCGCACCCTACGGTACCGCGACGATCTACGACGAGAACATCGCGACGCCGTAACGGCCTGCCCATTGCGACCGAGCGTCACCGGCGGCCAACGCGCCGCCGGGGACCACAAAGCCCAGCACGGAGGATCCCCGACATGAGCGCGGAAGAGGTGCTGTTCCACGGACAGGAGGTCCGACTCGCGGGAGGCGAGCGGATCGTCGTGAACCCGTGGGGCGTGAAGACCGGACGGCGGATGATGCGCCGGGTCAAGACCCTCTGGCAGATCTACCGGGACACGGCCCGCGGCAAGCTCGACCTGGAGCAGCTCCTCGCCGAATCGTACGACGAGGTGGTGTCGATCGTGGCGGACTCGATCGGCCTCAAGCTGGCCGACCTCGAAGACGAACGGCGCTTCCTGCTCGAGGACGTCGTCGCGCTCGCCACGGCGGTCGTGGAGGTGAACTTCACGAAGCGGCCGGAGTTCGTGGCAAAACTCGTGGCCCTCTTCCGGGCGTTCGACGTGCCCGTGGAGGGGGCGGCGCCGACGAGCAGCTCGACCCCCGAGACGCCGACGAACGACTAGCTGCGGCCATCGAGTACCTGGTCTCCCAGGGGCACGACCCGGACCGGGTCGTGGACTATACTTACGAGCAGATCAACCTCTTTGCCCACTTCGCGGTGGAGAGGCAGAACCGGGAGATCTTCTCGCGTGCGCACTCTGCGGCGGTCGGATCAGCGGTCGGGTTCACCGGCCAAACCGACATCCTCAACAAGCTGGCCCAGGACCTCGGGGTAGAGGTCGCAAAGGGCTCCGCGGTGCCCCGCTCGCTGCGAAACCTCCTGACGGCGGCGGTCAAGGACCAGAGATCGAAGAACAGGCAGGCGGACCATGGCGGCGACTGAGGTCGCAAAGCTCGTAGTCGAACTCGAGGCTCGGGTCACCAAGCTCGAGTCTGGGATGAAGCGGGCCCACCGGAGCGTCACGAACTTCGAACGCGGCGCCTCGGGCGCATTTTCTCGCATCGGCGCGTCGTTCAGACACCTCGCCCTCCGCATGACCGGGATCACCGCCATCCTCGCGGCGGGCCTCGGCACGTTTTCCGCCGTCGCGTTCGTCCGGGGGTCGATCGAGGCCGCGTCGGCCATGGACACGTTCGAGGTGCGCCTGCGCGCCCTCGTAGGCTCGGGTGAGCGCACCAGCGCCATGCTCGAGGAGTTGCGTGAGTTCGCCGCGAAGGTCGCCCCGGAGCTGCGCGACGTGATTGGCGCCGCGACCACTCTCGGTACCGTTGCGGTCGGCGCGCCGAAGCGCATTGTGGAGCTGACGAAGGCCGCGGCCAACGTCGCCGCGGTCACGGGGCTGACTCTCGACCAGGCCGCGCAGAACCTGCAGCGGACCCTCTCCGCAGGTATCGGCGCCGCGGACCTGTTCCGCGAGCGCGGCGTGCGCGCACTCGTCGAGGTGATGACCGGGATCCCCGACTTGATCAAAATCTCGGTCGAGGAACAGGGTGAAGCTCTGTTGAAGGTCTTCGGCCCGAACGGGATCTTCGGCCAGTCCGCGGAGCAGTTCTCGAGCACGCTGCCCGGCGCCATCTCCAACACGAAGGACGCACTCTTCACCCTGCAGGCCGCGTTCGGCGAGGCGATCTCGCCGGCGATCATCGCGGTGCTGAAGGAAGTGATCATCCCCACTTTCAACGACCTCTCGAAGGCGATCAAGGACAACGAGAAGAGCATCCAAGACTACGCCACGCGCGGGCTCAAGGCCGGCGTGCTCGGGCTGGTCGAAATGGGCCGTGCGTTGCTCGAGCTGATCAAGCTGATCGCCGAAGCCAACTCGCTGTTGAAGTCTGCCAGGGTCGGCTTCGCGCAGGGAATCGTCGGCATCGCCAGGCTGCAGACGCTGCTTCCCGCGTTGTTCAAGGGGAAGTTGGAGGCACCGAAGACGCCGAGCCTGGTAGCCGCGGAGGGCGTGCTCCGAGACATGCAGCTGGACTCTGCCAAAGCCAAGCTGCACGTCGCCGAACTCGAAGTTGCGCTGAACGGCGTCGGTAAGGCTTTCGACCTGCTCGAAGGCAAGGCGGACAAGCTTGGCGTTGAAACCGCCGATGCGGCAAAGAAGGCGGCGGCGGAGGCAGACGCGTTCGGGCTCAAGCAGGAGGAGGCACTGGCCGCCGCCCAGCGCGCCGTCGATCCGCGGCTCATGCAGGACATCGAGGCGGCCACGAAGCGCACCGTGACCCTGCTCGAAAACAGCGCCGTCGCGGCCGCTCGTGGACGCAGCGAGTACGAGGGGCGCGTCCTCGAGATCGACCGCGAGAACCGCAAGCTGCAGGAGAACCTCGAGATCATCAACAAGGACGTCGAGGCCTACGCCAAGCGCATCCCCGCCGCGCGGCAGGCCGTTGCCGAGGCCAAGAACGAGAGGGAAAGGAAGCTTGCCAACATCACCTTGGATGCAACGATCAATCAACTGAGGCAGGCTGAAGAGGCGCATGCTGAGCTGATCGCGAAGGCAGAACAGCGCATCAACGACAACCTGCGCGAGCGAGCCCAGATGCTCGGCGAGGAGACGAGCGCAAAAAAGGACGTCAGGGGGCTCATCACCGACATCCGCGATCTCTCCGCTGAGGTCGCAAAGTACGACACCGAACGCTCCGAGGAGATCAACGACCAGCTCTTCTCGCTCATCGGCCAGGCTAAGTCGCTCGAGGACCTCAGGAAGAGCCTGCAGGACCTGCGAAAGGCCGCCGGTGACGACGTCAAGAAGACCCGCGAGGAGTATCTCAAGCCGATCGGCGAGGACCTTGCCGCGGGGCTCACCGACGCGCTGTCGGGGGTGTTCCAGAACCTGCGCGACCCGGCGAAGGACTTTGCTGAGTACCTCGCGGACATCAGCTCCAGCCTTCTCGATAGCGCAATCAGCAACACGATGGATTCGCTGCAGGACGAGCTGAAGAAGATCTTCGAGAGCATGGAGCTGAGCAAGGGCATGGAAACGGCGGTCATGGGCGCCGCCGGCATCGCCATCGGGCTCATCGGCGGAGCCCTCCGCAAAACGGAGGTCGAGACCTCGGCGGACAAGGTGAAGAGCGCGATCACCAACGTCCAGGCGGTGCGCGGCGTCGTCGCCGGCCCGACGCAGATCGGCATCGCCCAGGTCGGCGAGACGATCGAGAACGCGTTCATCGAGACGAACTTCATCCTGCACCACGGCAACGACGTGCTCGAGAGGATCCTTGCGGCGGTCGGCGGTCGGGCGGCAGGACTGGGTGGCGGAAACGTGGCGACGTCGACGGACACGGCCCTCGGGGCCACGGCGCCGTCGCTGGTGTGACGGAGGAAAGAAAGGCAATGGCAGACGAAGGAACGGCGCAGTACGCACCCGTGCACAACGCGGGGACCCACGTCGAGTTCAGGCGAGGTGATGCCTTGCTGCTTCGCACGATCGGCGTGGAAGACCTCGAATCGACGACCGACCTCCTGCTCTACGCGGTCGTGCAGATGTTGACGAGGGTCGTGCATCAGCAGGAGCGCATCGCGGCCAACATCGCGGTCGTGGCTTCGGCCGTTTCCGTCGGGCCGGGCTCCGTGCCGTCCGTCGACGAAACGCTCGACAAGGTGATGCTGCGGATAAAGGACTTGGCAGGCATGGTGCCGAAGCGCGGCGGTAAGGGGTAACGGATGGCCCTCACGACGGTGAACACGACCGACCTGTACACGTCGGGCTTCCTGGCGGAGATGGGCACAGCGCCGAATCCGGGAACGATGGTGATCGGCCCCCTCGGAGGGAGCGGCCGCATACACATGTTGTACCAGCGGCTCGACCGCCTGTTCGTGTACGCAAACAAGTCGTCGCCGTCGCTCACCAGGCGCGGATACGTGGATCCGTTGTTTGAGGACGGCTACTATCCGATCACGAACTTCACCCAAGGCATCTCGTCCGGGTTCTTCGGCTACGTTGCCGGGCAGTGGAACCGCGCGTCAGACGTGCAGTGCCTGTACACCGTCGACGCTACGGCCGGAACCGGCAAGCTGCAGGAGCGCGATCCGACGACGCTGCAGATCATCGACGCAGACCCGTATCCGCTGTTCCGCAACACGTGCATCGCAGTTGGCTCCGGCGTCGACGGCTACTACGTGGCGGCCTCGTTGGACTACAAGGTCTTCGAGGAGCAGGGAAAGCTCTACATCCCGCAGGTGGCGACCATGCGGTACGGCGGCGCATCGTACACGTACATCGCGGTGGAAGTGGACCTCGCGACCGGGCTCGCCGTGCCGATTCCGGGGTGGTACGGGCGTGCCGCGACGGGGCCGAACGCGTTCCAGGAGCCCGCGATCTTCGGTGATCAGGTCGAGTGGAACCGCCTGCAGTTCATCGAGGACGACGATTCGTCGCACGTCGCACCGAAGGGATACTTCGTCATCTCTGAGGCCGATGGGCACGCCGGCGTCGGGGCGAATCCCGCCGAACGCGTGTATGTCAGGATCATGGAATGGAACCCGACCGGCGCCAGCGGCACGCCGAACCGCGTGCACAAACGCATCACCATGACGAGCCGCGTGGAGTTCGACGAGACGATCATCGGCACAGGGTTCGTCCAGTGCTCACTCGTGTATCACCCGCTGTCCGGCCGACTCTACTGGATCGCAAACAACGGCTGGAATCCAGGGATTGCCGGCTCGAACATCGTGTATCGATTCAGCATGGTACCGGACCTTGCGGCGATCACCGCACCCGCGCCTGAGCGCACGCCGCGCACGGCCGGCACGACCGCGTTCAACGTAGAGGCGCTCGGATCGCTGAACGAACGGATTCCCGGCGTGCAGGTCGCGTTCGCGCTCGAAGGTGCATCCGCGGTCCGCGAGCTGCTTGACACGAGTGGCGGTCCGGGCTCGCCTGCCGCGGCCGTCGACCGTACGCCGATCGACGACGATGACGGACTGATCGTGTACGAGGACGACGGCGCAACCGTCACCGCGCTCGTGGAGACGACGCACTACACGGTGAATCGCAGCACCGGCGTGATCACCGGGGTCGGCGTGCACTGGAAGCTTACCAGCGCCTACTATGCGTCGTACAACCACAAGGAGGACGTCGACGGGGCCGACGCACTCGGCACGCTGCTGCTGCCGATCGTAACGACGAACAGCGAAGGCAAGGCACGCACGCGCGTGCGATACGCGGACGACGACGACTTCGAAGGGCGCTTCGATCGACTGAGCGCGGAGACCACCTAACGTGGCGCTGGCGGCCTACGACGTGCACTTCCACCTCTCGGGCGCTGCGAGCTTGCTCGGCTCACAGCCCGACCCGAACGCGAGCCTCGGCAACTACATCGCATCGGCGTCGAACCGCCTCTACCACACCCAGGGCACCGCATCGTCGGTGTCCAGCAATTCACGCTTCGCGTCGGCCGCGTTCACTGGGCAGGACTTCACCGGCGACTGGATCCTGATGATCACCGGCGCGGCCACCGGCCTTGCCGCGAAAGTGGTGGACATGGACGCCGGCGAAGCGCAGCTCAGCCGCCCGCTGCCCGGCATTGCGGCGAGCGACTACTTCCGCGTGCACTCGCCGAACAACCTGTTCGACGACGTGCTGGAGGCGGAGGCCCTCGTGGGCGACGTTGAGTACCGCGGGGTCTTCACACGCAACGAGACCGGCGTCATCCTCAACGCGGTACGGCTATTTCTGGTCCCACTGTTTGCGTCATCGTCGATACTCGACTTGGCTGCGAAGAACGGCGTGGCGAGCCAGTTCGTGGGTGGAAACCTTCCGAACGAGGGTACTGCACCAGTACTGTCGACCACGCTCGCCGACGCCAACGCGCGCTTCGAGTCGTACTACGACTACGCGACCGCGTACAGCGTCGGTAGTCCAGCCGCGATCTCGAACGCCAACCAGCGCCCCGCATGGCTCAGGAGGACCGTTCCGGCAAGCTCCGGCCCGCAGCAAGACGTCGTGTGGATCGTCGCATTGGAAGGGTCGAACCCGATCGACAGCGCAGCGTTGATCGTGTTCGGCGGGGAGGGGTTCACCCCACAGCTGTCGTTGCAAGAAGATAGGTACGCGCACGTCGGCGGCGGGGCCCGCGTGGAGGCGACGATCACCGACGCGTCCGGCAATCCGATGGAGGAGTTCGACCTCGAGTGGAGCGTGGTGGGCGACGGCTCGCTGGACGTAGACCACGGCCAGACGGACGAAGACGGCCAGCACGTGGTATCCTACACGGCGCCGGCCGCGGAATCCGCGGAGGGGCAGTCGACGCAGGTGGTGGCGAGGATGATCTGAGATGCCCAGCTCCAGCAAGATCTATCCCATCTCCCTCGGCGTGCCCGTAGAGGCGGCCGTCGGGCTCACATTCCTCGGCACCGGCTCCGCGGGAACGCGCGGGGCACTGCGGCGCCTGGTACACCCCGACCCGTCGCTCCCGCCCATCACGTACTGGAGCAACCCCGACCGCACGTTCAACCTCGACAACGACGTGCTGCCGTCGCCGCGGGTGAGCGCCATGCGCGGGCTCGAGGACACGACGTTGGTGCGCTTCGACGACGCGATCTCTGACGTCATCATCACCGAAATCTGGACGGCGGCCGAGGGGCGCAGGATGTCGGTGCCCACGTTCTTCTTCCGCCTGCTCTACGAGTACTGGCGCAACGAGCCGGACTACGAGCCGCTCGCGCAGACGTACGTCCAGTGGGAGCCGCGCGACCGCAACGACCACGTCTACGACGTGGAGATCATGCGCGTCACGGTCGGCGGCGGCGCCGAGAACAACCAGATGTTCGACGTCGCGGACGTCCGCCAGCGCGGCGGGAAGTATGACCCTGACCACGACGCTCCGTACCTGAACAGCACCGATTCGCTGAACGTGCTCGAGACCGGCGTGCTCGACCGCACCATGCAGATGCAGTTCAGGATCGTCTCGAAGGTGTCTTGATGCCGCGCTCGATGGTGACCGAGTTGGACCTCGCGCAGCTCGACCGCAAACGCAAGCCGCGGTGGCGGCTCTTCGTGTACGACCTGCGCACCAGCGGCGACGTCATCGCCGACGTCGTGCTGGGAAACGCGCTCGATCCCGACACCGGCCCGCGAGAGTTCACCGTCGAGGCACGCGAGGTGCAGTTCACCGAGAACGCCAGCGACTACGTGGACGGCATCGGCTCGCAGATCCTCGACGTCACGCTCACCGACGCTCACGGCGACTTCGACCCGATTACCGGCAGCGAGGGACGCTGGATCAGGCAGGGCAACGCGGTGCGCCTGGTCGAGGGGGACGCACGCGTCGACGAGGCGAACTGGATCCCCACCTTCACCGGCGAGATCGTCGGGCAGGCGGGCGTACTGCGAAGCCGCGCGGTGGGCAGCGGGGAATCGTGGATCCACTTCCGCGCATACGATCGCTCGGCGCGGTATTTCAAGTACAGGAGGACGTCGGAGAACTTCGACCAGGGCACGCCGTACATCACCATGGCGTTGAACGTGGCGCAGAACGACATGGGACTCGACTCGGGCGAGATCAACTTCTCGGCGTGGGGCTCCCACGTGACCGGGCACAAGTCTACCCAGTTCGTCGATGAGGAGCCGTTGGTGTCCATCGCGAAGGCGATGTTCCTCGATGGCGTGCTGCCATACTTCGACGGCGAGGGTCGGCTCACGCAGGTCGACGGCACGATCACCAAGGCGCCGTCGCGGGTCTACGAAGACTTCGCGCAGTTCCAGGCGATCGAGCGGCCGATGAGCGAGGACAACGCCGTCAACCGGGTGTACGTGGTCGGGCTCAGCGCCGATATGACCGAGGTCGCGCAGCCGCAGCAGGTGCTCGCGACCGCGAGCATCACGACCGGCTACTTCACATCGGATGAGTCGTTCCCGATGTACTTCTCCGATGACCAGAGCGTCGTCGCGAAGAACGTCGAACTTAACATAATCAAGTCGGTGAACGGCGGAATCAACTTCCTCGGTGGCGGAGAGGAGTGGGAGGAGATCACCATCTCGAGCGGTGAGGTCATCGGGCTGCAGATCAGCATCGACACCGGCTTCGCGCCGTACGTGATCATTTTTCTCACGGCAATCTACGTGCTCCTTGCGATCATCCCCGACACCGTCATCACCGTTTACGGCACGGGCATCACGGTATCAGTGGGCCGGCTGATTCAGGCCGTCGCACTCGCCGGCATACTGTTCTTGATGACCAAGATTGGCCGCGGCGAATACGAGGCCGTCGGCGAGCCGTACGAGTATCTGTTTGAAGAGGTACGCGCCTGCGCGCAGGTGGCACTCACCCCGTTCAACGAGCGCAACGAGCTGACCATCGAGAACCACCTCGTGCAGAGCGAGGCCAACTGCAAGATCTGCGCCACGCGCGTGCTGCTGCGCGAGCAGGCCAAGGGCAACGCTCGCGCCGTGACCATGTTCCACGACCTAGTGCTCCTGCCGGACGACGCGTTCGAGACGCCCGACGGGCGCTCGTATATGATCAGGAGCATCCAGCGCACCCTGTCCCGCGACGAGCAGGCCGCGGTAGCGACGCTCGCGTGCTTCGAGACCACGCCGGGGGTGACGCCGTGAGCCTACGCAGGTTGATAAGGCAGGAAATCGCGGCGAAGCAGCAGACCATCATCGGCAAGGTGCTGAGCCAGCGGGTGCGCAAGGACTTCGACGCCGGCGGCGGACCCGTGTGGGTGGTAGACATCGACGTCGGTGGCGAGAGAATCCTGCGCGATGTGCCGGTGAAGGGTGGGTCCGACGGCACCGTGCGGTACGCCGACCGCGGGCAGACCGTTGCCCTGCGCCGCAACAGTCTCGGCCGCTTCGACGTCGTGGCCCCGGGCGACAAGGTCATCGGGATCACCGCGGTGGTCGACATCGTGATCGCAACAGGCGCCGACGCCGGCACAGGGGTCGACTACGGCTTCACCCACTACCCGCGGCCGTTCTCCTACTACCGCGGCCCCACGACCTTTGCCTCCGGCGCCCCCACGTTCACCTTCACCCTGGTGGGCGGCGGGAACGACACGCTTTTCCGATCCACCGGCTCGTGGCTCACGGATGGCTTCACGGCCGGCAAGTGGATCTTCGTGGAGGGCTCTGCACTCAACGACGGCGCTTACGGCCCGATCCTGACTCCCAGTGCGTCGACCCTATACTTCGCCGGGAACGTGTTCGCGACCGAGGTGGTGGCTGGCATCAGCGTAGGCCACACGTCGCGGTGGATGGACGGAGTGAACGGATTCCCGAAGGTTGCTATCATCGACGCTCAAGGAAACGAGGTCTGATCAATGGCTACGACCCTGTCCCTGCTCAAGGACTTCGCAACCGGCAACGCTTCCGGCGACATCGCCAACTACTTCACGTACGCGAACGACCTCGACACCGATTTCACCGCGATCGAGGCGACGGTGAACCAGCTCATCGCCGAGCTGCTCGCGGTGCAGGGCCCCAACGCGGCGCTCTTTGCCGAGGTGCTGGGGCTGAACGATGCCGGCGCCTACGGCCCGCTGCAGGACGGCGTGGTCGGACAGCACTCCTACGAGGTCGCGATCGGCGTCCCCACCACCGAGTTGGACGTGGCGACCGGCGTCGCCATCGTGAACGGGATCAAGGTGCAGCTGGCGACGCCGATGAGCATCGTCGGGCCGGGCGGTGCGTCCGCGTGGCACTACGTGGCCCTCGACGCCAACGGCATCCCGTCGATCGAAGTTCTCCCGGGGCAGCAGGCGCTGGACGTCGCGCGGGTTCAGTGGACTACGGGAGCGCCGGGCAGCTACGGCGGGACGATCTTTCAGGAGGCCGAGATCTTCTTCGATGGCGACGAGTACGCCGAGATGCGCCGGCGACCGAAGACCGGCGACGTCACCACGCCGACCTTCCCAGCCCGGAACGCCAGCGGTGGCCCCCCGATCACGGTCAACGCCTTCCGCCTCTTCGCCAGCCGCATCCGCGACATCGAAAACATCCTCGCCGGCGTCAAAGTCGGGGCCGAGGGTGGTGACACGCTGGGCGCCATCGTCGCGGCCGGCAGCGCCGCCGCGCCGGGCATCGCATCCCTGTACAGCGGTACGTACTACCTCGGTACCGGGATCTTCCCCGCAGGTGCGAACGTGCTCGGCGTGTCGATCGCCGGCACCGAGCTGCTGCGGTTCCTCGCATCTGCTGTCCGCGCAAATGCAGACGGTGCAGTTGGAGCGCCGTTCTTCTCCTGGGTCGCCGACCCCGACACGGGGATGTACCGGATCGGAGCGAACGAGCTGGGGATCGCGACCGCCGGCGCGCTGCGCGTCGGACTCGATCCGAACGGCAACATCGACCTGCCGACCAACGCACGGGTGCAGGGAAGTCGAACGGCATTCCACGACCTGACGAATAACACGGCAACGACCCTCGTGTTCAACGCAGCCGATTCATGGGACATCGGCAACGGGATGGACACTTGGCACAACGCAGGCGGCGGTAGCCCAGGCGATCAGGAGTTCACGGTTCCGACCGGCTGCGACGGGCTCTATCATCTCTTGCTCGAGTTCGATTGGGAGGCGGCGACCGCCGCGGAGCACAACCTGGAACTGTACATCATGCTCAACGGAGTCACGATCGGAGCAAACAACATCGCCGATTGGAGCACGCTGGCTTGGGGCGGGACGCTCTTGGAGGGAGCTGAAGGTTCTTTCGGAACGTACCGCATGCTAGCGGCCGGCGACGTGATCCGCGCCGTTGGCCGCCAGAACTCAGCCGGAGCGGTGAACCACGGACTCGATAACTACCGACTGTCCATCGTGAAGGTGGCGTAGGCAGGCACACTGATGATCGACCTACAAGGAATCTTCGGGAAGCTGCTCGGGTTCTTCGAGGCGTCTCCGACGGGAACGCGCGCCGAGTTCGAGGCTGGCGTGGTGGTGGCCGGGGTCGCGACAGCCGGCGAGGTCGCGGTCTTCGTCGATCGCTTCCTCGACATCGGCGACTGGATGGGTCTGATCCCATCCGACAACTTCGACGCGCTGATGGCGAAGGCCGCGGCGGTCGGGCTCGCGAAGGCGCGGAACGGGGCGCGGGCGATCTACGATCGGCTGGTGAAGCTGGTGGACTTCCGCATCTACGCGTTCCAGGACAAGCTCGACCAGCTCCGCCCGCTGCTGAGCGAGCTGACGGTGACGATCAACCGAGCCACGACCGGCCGCGCCTGGCTCGTCGCGAACGGCCCGGCGGGGGACGTGAAGACCGCCACGCTTGCCGCGATCGACGAGGGGTTGGTTGCGCTAACCGCGCGGAAGCAGACGACGGCGCAGGTCATCTCCGAGCTGGAGGCGCAGATCGTCGCGCTGGGCGGGACGCCGACGTGAGCTACACCTGGACGGTCAAGCGCCGCAGCGACTCGTGGACGGGAAACCGCAACGTCAGCGCCATCACGGGGGCGCCCACGAACCGGATCCAGCTCGCATCCGGCGACGCCAACGTCGCGCTCGGCAAGCTCTTCGAGATTCGTTCTTCATCGACCGCGGCAAACAACGCGGCGTGGACGATCGCAGCGGTCACCTCGACCTCTGACTTCTACGTGGCCGAGGCGCTCGTCACGCAGGGCGCCAGCGGCAACGGCGTGGCGAACGTTCAGGGCAACCTCAAGCTGACGCGGGCCATCACGGCGTTCCTCGACGCGCAGACGATCCAGGCGGCGGGGGCGAACTTCGTCACGAACGGCACGCGCCCCGGCGACCGCGTCGGGATCTACGGGGACGCGAACAACAACGGGTCGTATTACATCACGCGGGTCCTCGACGAGGATCGCGCGTGGGTCGCCTCCCGCGCGCTCGCGGCGAACCCGCTGGTGGTCGCGGCGGCGACCGGTACGCTCGTGGTCTACGACGGGTTCGGGGACCTGCGAATCACCGACGAAGCGGCGGTCTCCTGGACGTCGATCCGAACCGCGTTCCCCGCGCTGGTCGAGTCGGAGACGATCCTCACGCAGCTCACGCTCCAGCGGATCCGCGCGATCCGCAACATCGAGATCGAGCAGACCGGGGCGACCTCGACCGAGTGGGTGTCGGAGGACGAGATCGTCATCCACACCCGCGCCGACAGCCTCTCGATGCCGCTGCGCCACCTTGATACTGGGCGCATCGCGCTCCAGTCTTCGCTGCGGCTCGGAAGGCCGGGCGCCGACGATTACAGCTTCTCGTTTGGCAGCGCGTGGTTCCCGGCTCCGTCGGTGAGCAGCCTCGACCTCGCTCCCGGCATCTTCGACACGCTGCGGCTGCGCGCCTTCGGCTCCTTGCTCTACCTATCGGCGGGCTCCGCGGATCTCGGCTACCTCGGCCAGCTCGTCGGCTGCGTGTGGAAGCGAGGCGGTCCGATCATCCCTGGCCTGAGTGCGACTGCCGGCGAAAACAAAGTCTTGCAGAATGCAATGGGCGGCGCCCCGATCGTGTACTACGACGACGTGACGATCCGGGATCTGTTCATCGGGTACGGAACTGGGTCAGCGGTCATCGCGGTCGCCGAGAGCCCGATCATCGCGGACTTCCGCCTCGCCGACGATGCCTTCGACCCGCCGTGGCGGCTCCAGCTCGTCGACATGGTCCGGTTCCGCGATCCGAAGGAGGACTACCCGCTGGCGGAGCTGACCAGCTACGCGGACGCGACGTCCCTCGCCCTGGTCGAGTACGGCTGGTTTCCGCGCTTCGTGCGGCTCGATCCGACGGGGACGACTCCGATCCCGGTCGCCGGGCTCACCGTCCACGTCTACGAGACCGCCGTCGGAGGACCCGCCGAGATCGAGGTCGCCGGCAGCCCGTGGGTCACGGACGCCCAAGGTCGGATCAACGGCGGCATCCCCGTCTACCTCAAGGCTCGCGGGGACGTCTACGTCCCGCCGAGGACCAGCTACGAGTACGTGCAGCGGTTCACCGTCGAGGGGCCTCGGGTGCGGTTCATCAACGACCTCGTAAAGATGCGGGCTCCGCTCGACGTCGACATCCGAGTGCAGCTCATGGAAACCGACTTCGAGGGGGAGGTCAGCACGTGAGGTACGCGGAAGCCCAGTACGGCGAGCACGCCGTCGCGATCGGGATCTTTATGCCCGGCGACTCCGTGACGATCCAGGTCCTCGATCTGGCGACGGACGCACTCGTCCCGCTCGACTCGGCTGTCTGCTCGGAGTCGGTGCTCATCCCGGGCTTCTTCCGCTGGTCGGCCGCGAACGTGACGCCGCCCTACCCGACGGGCTTCCACCAGTGCCTCTACGTGATGACCAACGCGGCGGGCCGAACGCACGCGGGGAAGCTCGTGATCGGCGGCTACCCGTCGGACTCGGCGAAGCGGAGGTTCCAAGGAGCCATCCACATCGACGTGACGAACGGGGTCGCAGGCACCGCATGGGACATCGGCACTCCCGAGAACCCGTCCAACAACGTGCCCAACGCGCGGGTGATCGCCGATCGTGAGAACATCCCCGCGTACAAGATTCGCGGATCGGTCACGGTCACGACCGCCCACCAGGACTGGAGCTTCGAGGGCGTCGAGCCCGCCGACGACTACGTGACCTTCTCGGGCGGGGCAAGCATCGCAGGATCCCAGTTCCTAACGATCGGCATCCGCGGAGATCTCGTGGGTGGGATCACCTGCAAGGAGTGTCTGATCGGATCCAACGCGGGCCTGGTCACCGGGCTCCGCGGCACCTTCACCACCTGCGGCTTCGATGGGATCCTGCGCCCGGCTGCGGCGCCAGCGCGGATCCAGGGGCTCGACCTCGCGTCGCAGAGCGCCAACCTCCTGGGAGGAGGAGCGATCCTCGATTTCAATAGCTCGCAGTGCATCGTGCTCGGGGAGTTCAAGGGCATCTGGAGCATCCGCAACATCGTACACCCCGCGGCGATCGTCGCGATGGCGGGAGCCGGGCTCGACCTCACGCTGGAGAGCACGGTGGCCGGCGGACAGTTCATCTTGCTCGGGACGGGCGAGCTGCACGACGATTCGACCAGCGTGACGTCGATGGCGGACGGGCTGATTCGCGGGAGCCGCATCGACGTCGCCACAGGCACGCGCGCCGAACCAGGCGACGAAATGGCACTGACCTCACTCGCCCTTTTGGCTGCCGCTGATGCCGTGCTCGCTGAGCCGGTCGGGGACCACCAGGCTACGGCGGATTCCCTGGCCGCGGTGCTGCGCAGGATCAGCCACCACTCCACGGGCCGTGCAAAGCTCAACGCGTCGAATCCGCTGCAGTGGACGCTCGACGTGTACGAGGACGATGACCCGACCATGATCACCGCGCAGTTCAACCTCAAGCGCCTCGACGGCGACCCCATCAATGCTGCCAACCCACTGATCGACCCGGTGATCGCCGACGTGGACCCGGTCTGATGCCGCTCGCAGGGCGCTACCACGGGCTCGGCTTTCGCAGCCAGGGGATCGACCACATCGTCGGCGGGGACTTCCCCTACGCTGTCGACCTAGTCGTGGAGGAGTCGCCGGCGCTGGCACTCGTCCCCGTAGGGACTTTGGTCATCGTCCGTGATATCCTCTCTGGCATGGCAGGAGTACAGGTACCCAGCAAGCCCACCGTGTTCGAGATCCGCCGCAACGACCGGCTCCCGGTCTATCAGGTCGACGCCTACGACGCGGACGAAAACCCCCTCGACCTCTCGGCGGCGATCGACGTGCTCTTTTCGATGCGCGACCGCGGAAATGGCATGATCAAGATCGACGGCGTCGCCGGCTCGGTGATCGTCGGAGCCGACGGATCGACGCACAACCGCATGCGATACGACTGGCAGGACGGCGACACCGACACGTCAGGCGAGTACGAGTGCGAGTTCGAGCTGGCCTTCTCACCGGGCGTGAAGCGCACGTTCCCTGCCTCGGAGAAGCAGGCGTTGATCGTGCTCGTGCACGACGATATCGACGCAGCCTGATCGCAGGGGAACACGGTGAAGTACTGCCTCATCATCCGAGAAGCAACCATGCCTCTGCACCGCCGGGTCTATTGGCACCTCTGGACGTGCGCCGTCTACGCTTGCTGGCACCTGTTCGGGTGGTGCGACCACCTTCGAGTTCCTGGCCAATCCATGCGGCTCTGGATCTGGCGCAACCTGTAGGAGACTCGTCATGACCGATGAAGAGCTGACCCGCGGGTTCGAAGGCCTGCGAGACAAGATGACCGAGGAATTCTGCTCGCTGCGCTCCGCCGTCGCGGCCACCCAAGCGACGGTCCAGGGCGTCGAACGACGCCTCGAGACCCGCATCGACGACCACGCAACCGCCAACCGGGAGCAGCACGACGGCATCAGTCGTTCCATCTGCGCGGTGGATCAGCGGGTTACTTCCCTATCGACCCGTGTGAACGGAATCGACCGCGAGTCCGCGGCCACCGACGCCAAGACCGCGATTCTGGCACGGAAGGCCAAGGTGGGGTTGTACGGAGTCGCCGGAGGTGGTAGCCTCGTGGCCGTGATTGAAGGGGCCAAGCAGATCCTGGCACTGCTGCGCGGCTGATGGTTGCGGAATCTGTTGAGCGTTATCGAAACGGGAACGCTGACCAGATCCTGACGCCGCTGCACGAAGCGGACGATCGACGGAGGTGGAGTGCATGGAGCGCGACCTCGCGCTGCTGAGGCCGGAGTTTCTGTCGTCGTTGCGGGCGGCAGTCGCAGCCGTGCACGCCCACGCCGACGGCACGTTCACACTGCGCGCGTTCTGTACGCGCCGTGACCCGTGGGCGCAGGCTAGGCTGTGGCGACAGTCGCGCTCGATCGAGGAAGTCCGCATCGAGATCACGCGCCTGAGGAACTCCAACGCGCCGTTCCTGGCGCGCGTGCTCGAGGAGGTGGGCCCGCAGCACGGCCGCTGGGCGACGAACGCCGTGCCGGGCCTTAGCTGGCACCAGTGGTGCGAGGCATGCGACCTGTTCGTGGTCGAGCGGAGCGGCGCCGCGATCTGGCGCGCGAACCACCCCGGCTACGCAATGCTGCGCGAGGAATCCGTCGCGCGCGGACTCGGCGTGCCGCTGCCGATCAGGGACCCGTACCACGTGCAGCGCAGCGTCGGTTCGGTGCTCCATTACTATGGGCTTGCCGAGGTCGACGCGGCCATGAAGGAGAGGTATGACGAGTAGGTCGAGGCGGCTACGATCGAACGCGAACCTGTGCGTATACCACCCCGCTCCGCCGCTCCGCTCGTCGGCGAAGAAGTGGTACGCGTTCCAGGTTCCCGACGTGCACCTCGGCTATCACGTGGGGCTGCCGAGCCACGATCCGATGGTGTGGAACGTGGGGATGCAGGCCCTGCGCTGCCTCGCCCGTCGCCTCACGCACGTGATCATCTACGGTGACTTCGGCAACTGGGAGAGCCTCAGCCACTGGGCCGGGCTGCGTGCCGACCAACCGTTCATCGAGGAGGACGTCGCGATCGCTTGCATGGGCATCGAGGAGATCAACTCGATCGCCGACCCGCGCGGGATCAAGAAGATCTTCATCATGGGAAACCACGAGGAGTGGAGCACGCTCCTCGAAGCCAAGTACCCCATCCTGCGAAACCAGGTCAACCTCGTGCATCGCCTGCACCTGCACGCAAACAAGGGATGGACGGTAATCCCGCACAACCACTTCTTCAAGCTCGGCAAGAGCTACCACACGCACGGCGATTACCCCGGCGCCACCAAGGACGCCAAGTCGATGATCCGCGAGGCCGGCGCGTCGGTCTTCTACGGGCACAACCACCAGCGCGAGGTGCTCTACTCACGCAACCTCAAGGGACTGCACACCGCGCAGTCGCTCGGCTGCTGGGCGATGATCGATCCACCTCCGCCCTACGCCCGCGCGAAACCGCCGTCCGAGTGGGTACACGGGTTCGGACTCCTCCAGGTGCGCGCGAACGGCCTCTTCCAGTGCGACTACCGCACCATCATCGAATCGAGCTACGTCGAGCTACCGGACGGGACGGAAATCGTGGCCGACGCGAAGGCTGTGCGCCAGCGCCTCAGCGCGGAGCAGGACGCCTTGACGCGCCTGCGCCGAGAATACGCCGAGCGGTACTACGCGCCGGACGGGCGCGTGCACGAGCTGGAGCCCCTCAAGGGGACCGAGCTGCGCTCGAGGATTCAACGGGCGAGGGTGCACGGCCAGCAGGGCTGACGCACGGTCACGCGTGGGCTACCCTCTTCGGGGAAGGACCAGTGATGACCGACCACGTCGTGCTCAAGATCTGCGGCATCGACTACGCGGTGCCCGCCGCCCTCTGGTCGGTGCTCGACGGGCCCCGACCCGATCCTAGCGATTTCCTCGACTCCGACGGGTGCTCCTTTGCGCCCGACGTGGTGCGCTGGCTCGCTCGACGCTTCGGGACCGGCGGCATCCCGATCATCCTGTTCCCCGCGTGCTGGATCCACGATGCCCAGTACCGGCGCGTACCCGGCGCCGATCTCGGGGGCACGAGGGACGCGCGGGTGCACGCCGACGCATACCTCGCGCGGAACCTCGCCGCGCTGTGCCGCGTCCATGGCACCTCGCGCGCCGGTACCGCGGCCATCGTCACGACGTACTGGCTCGCGGTGCGTGCTTTCGGCGCCGCGGCCTACCACTACGACGAGGGGTTGCGGCCGGCGGGGCGCCTGCAGCGCCTCTACGAGGCCTTCCTCTATCCGCTCGAAGCCCCCATCCTGAAGTGACGCTCCTCGTCACCGGTGACGCAATTTGCGTCGCACAAAGAGCAAGACTACTCGACGAATGCGCAGAATCGTGGTCCAACCTCGCGAAAGCCACGCCCGCAGGCTTGGCACGCAGCATGCATGAAGCGTGGTGAGACGGGTCGAGAACCCGAACGAAAAGGAGGCACCGATGCACTGCGTGGACATCATGGCCTACACGAACAAGAAGCCCTGGTGGTTGGGGCTCGATGGCGTGCACGGCTTCGACGGGCTGGGCGAGGCGCGCTACCTCGGAGACGAGGCGGTGGACTCCGCCACGATGATGCGGATCGCGTTCCCGCGGAAAGACGGAGAACCCGGGACCTGGCAGGTCGCAAAGCGACAGGCGGGATTTCAGTTCTCTCCCCGCGACGTCCATCCCGACAACGTCGGAGGTACCTTCACCGGCTGCTCGTGGCAAAAGGTGCCCAACGAGTACTTCCTGATCCGCGACGACGACTACTCCCCGCTCGGGCGCTGCACGGCGGCCTATCACCCCTTCCAGGTCGACGACGTCTTCGAGTTCATGGATTCGATTCACGCCGAGTACGGGATGCGCTACCACTCCGCCGGATCGATCGCGTTCGGCAAGAAAATCTGGGCGCTGGCTCAGCTGCCCGGCGAGTTCGTGATCGAACGGCTGGACGGCTCGCGGAACCACCACGTCCCATTCCTGCTGATGACCACCGGCCACGACGGCGCCACCGGCATCTGGCTCATGCCCACGGACGTGCGCGCGGAGTGCTGGAACACGGTCAGCCTCGCAGAGCACAAGGCGGAAGAGTCCGGTCGGATCTTCGGTATCGCCCACAAGGCATCCGCCAAGCAGAAGGTCGAGGAGGCCAAGATGACCCTGGATCTGCTGACGGAGCAAGAACGCGCCTTCGCTGAGGTCGCACAGGAGCTTGCCCGCGCTCACATGAAGCACGAGGAATTCCGACTCTTCGCCAACGCGGTGCTGCTGGACGTCGAGGGCTCAATCACGGAAGCGAAGGCATCCGTCGCCGAGGCCCGCTCCAAGATGACCATGCGCTCCCGGGTCATCCTCGACAACAAGGTCGACGCGATGTTCGGACCGTTCGGCGACCGCGCAAATGGCAACCTCGGCGAGGACCGCTACGACGCCCTGCAAGCGGTGACGCAGTCGTACGACCACCGCGCCATCGACGCCCGGTATGCCGGCGCAAAGGAGCACGCTGAAAAGATCATGCGCTACAGCCGAGCGGTCGAGTCGACCTGGTTCGGCACCGGCGCGCGGCGCAAGGGCCGCGCACTGCGCATGCTCATGAAGTGGTAGCGACGCGCGGGGCCGTCTCCTTCCCGCGCGAGTCCGGTCGAGTCCCTCCCCTTCTCGACTAGGACGGGCCCCGAGGACCTGACCCGCCCTCGGGGCCCCGCCTTTCTCGCATCCATGAAAATCTCGTGCGCAATCGTTGATTTTCTTGTATCCTTCGCATGCTCCCCTCCGCGGCGCCCACGCGCGGGCCCGAGAGGGCCGGGCGAGGGCGGATCCCCGGTTCGCCGGGGCGCAGCCGAGGAGCACGGGCCGCCCCTCCGCGGAGGATTCAATCCCCGCCCCGGCGCCCGCCCAACAGCGGGCGCCGGGGCGCACCACGGAAAGGGTTGCGCCGCGGCGAAAATGCCCTATTTTGTGAGCCACGAACCG